AGCTACAGGAGCAGCTACAGCTTCTTCTATATTTTGTGCAGGCATTTCACGCATTACTGGTGCAGGAGATGATGCCATCTCTTCACGAACAGGTGTTGATGATTCAGTGCCAAGCACATCATGCATCTTACGCTCAAGCTCTGCAAAGCTTTTATAGAACTGTGGATCAGTAAACTCATCAAGTGAGTGCATTGAATTATACACACCCTCAAGCTTAGTATCATCGCCACCAAGAAATGGTGATGGAGAATCAAACTCAGACTTGTCATAATTAATCCAACCCTCGACTTTACGGATTTTAATCTTAAAGTCTGCACCTTCCCACATATCAAATGGGTTACATGGCTTCTCATCTTGATAAGTAGGTTGCATTGCATCCATAACTTTATCAAAGATCTTCTTACCATACTGATACATAAAGACTTTGCCTTCATTCTCAGGGTTAGAAGGATCAGAGATAACCATAACATTTGACACATAGTGCAAACGACGTTTTTGATCACGTGCTTGTTTACGTGTGTCAGAACGATCGTCATCAGACATATTCCATAGTTTACTATTCAATTGACCTACAGGATCGTCTTGACCAAGAGATGTGAGTGAACGTTCGATGTACCACTTACCAGTTGGTCCTTTAAATCCATGGTCCCAATAGCGTACCCATGGTAATGCTTCCTCACCCATTGGAGGTAGAAAGCGAATGACGGCATAACCATTGCCCATCTTATCGATGGCTGGTTTCCAAATGCGTTCATCTTTCCAGGATTTTTTAGTTTCTCCACCGCCAGCGGCAGAAGCTGCAGTTACGAGTTTATCGATAGAACTGCGGTTACGTTTTAGATTTGCAAAAGACATTGTATGTTTCCTTATATTGCATTGTATTACATTTTATTATACGATGTATATGTACGTTTGTACACACTTATTTATACCTAATCAAAGTTTAATTCGTTTGTTTTTCCAGGTATAAGATTGAGGCGTATCGCTTCACCTTCAATTTTTTGTTGAATAGGATTAGAAACAAACTTACGCACATCTTCTGGATCAATGCCATGATCATCACAGATCTTAAGCACTGCATCCATATGCGTCATTTTATTATCTAATACTGTTTTCTCTACTAGTTTAGAGAATTCTGATTTAGTCAGAAATTTATCATTCATTATGTATCCATTACTCTTAACAGAATGACGTCTTTATTAATTCGTCCTGTTGGTTGAGTGGTCTTTGTAGTAAGAGTAGACCAATATTTGTCAATCTGTTTAATTGTTTTGGATTGAAATATAGAAAGCATTTCAGATGGTTTACGTAAGGTTGTTTGCCTTGAGTTAACTGTATCTAAGTTTTTAATTGTGCTACCTGAAACCTCAAATCCTTTACCAGATTGGGTGATGATTTCCATTAATACTTTATAACGAGTATTAAAGGCGTAGAGCCTACGGGATCCTACAATAGACATAGGATTAACTGATGTGAGCTTAAACTCCTTTGACTCTTTAAGATACTTAAGCTTTGCAACCTGACGGTCTGCAGTTTTAACACGAGGCTTAACGGATTTACGCATAGCCTTCTTGCCCATCATATAGCGCTCAGCATCTGCCACTAACCCTTCAATAAAGGCTAATTGTTTCTTTTGTTGAGGCACAGTCAAATGTGAATAACCTTCAACAAGTTCAGGTGTTTTCAATTCAACTAATTCTTTTAATTCATCACGCAATGGTTGATAGTAATTAAGAACTGCTTTAGCACTTACATTACTTATATCTTTTATTTTCATCTCATCGTAGAGATTATATTCAAGACGATGCTCTGTGTCGGGATTCCAGTGATCGATAACTTCTTCGATACCTGCAATAAAATCAGATGTGATCTCTTTAATGCGATCTGCAATAGTACGTATAGGTGTAGAAGAGACAACTTTTAATGCTGCCTCTTCTGATTTTTCCTGTGCGGCTATACGTAATTTTGCTATAAAGTTTGCTACACAACTGTCATGGTTCCAAAGTGGATGGAATTCACCATTACGATCTGACCATGCAATTGATGCAGCTACGCCATGATGCATTGTGTACATATATTCTGGCGCTGATAAAAGAAACTTCGCTTCTTTTGGATGAGAAGTACGGATGTAATTACGTATAATAGTAGCTACATCTTTGCGATCTAACTCCATACGAAAATAGTCAGAGAACCACCGCCAACTATCAGTTGGTGCAGCTGCAATGCCTGATCTACGAGATACAGGTACTTTTCTGGTTTTCTTTCGAATAGGTTTTTTAGCCATACTTCACTCCATCATTATATAATTTATTATACCACGTTTCAAGATGAATGTAAATAGCTATTTATCATCATCCTGTTCATAGATAAACATGGGCCCTGGCTCATCCTCTTTTTTACGGAACCATGTATTCCATTTGAGGATGAGCAAATACTTCAAATATGTGAATGAGTTCATGTAAAAGAAACAACATTATCCACACGGAATGAACGCCAACCTTCAGCATTCAAATCCCATACAGGAATAACCTCATCACTGATTGCACGAATCTTTTTCTGACTGAGTGGATCAGCCTTTGATGCAGAAGGAATAAGATCTTCCTTTAATGTGCATGTCATATCGCGCATATCGCCATTGACTTTTTTAAATTTAACTTGGCACTCACGTGATGTAAGTGCCTCCATCATATCAACTTTGGACATTTTATTCTCCTCATTCATTTGTTTCACTTTCTTCAATTGTTTTGAGAGCCTGTCGTAGTTTCTCAACGTCAATGCGGTCAAATCTATCTTGCAATTTGGCCACATCATGTTTCACTCTCCCAATCTTATCATTGAGAGCGTGTAATTTCATTTCAAGATGAGCAACATCAGACATTAATAGTCGCCCCAATCATTGTCAAAACGAGTAGTTTGGTAATGACGTTCACCATAGAACTCTTTAGCATACTTTGAAGCATCAGTCCAATGTAATTCAGATTGGCCATCATACTTTTCAGTAAGGTTTTGAGTAGGTTTACGTTTAGGCTTTTCAACCTCATCAACCCAACTAACAACACGTGCTGCTTTTGCTTTGATAGCAGCAATACGTGCTTGTTGGGCTTTTTGTTTTTCAGCAACTACTTTGATAGTTGCACGGCGTTCAGCCAATTGTGTTTCTGTAAGCATATAAGTCTCCTAGTTATTTTTGTATATTAACATAAGATAATAAGAATGTAAACAGTTAAATTTATTTTAATTTAACTTGTAACATTTTTATCGCGGTATTCTATCATGAATACACCTTCTTTTGTTTTCATTGCCATTATTAAATCATTCAACATCTTATGAGACATAATAACACAATCATGTTCATCAGCAGCTTCATTGTATTGTCTTATGAAAACTCCTCCATCATCAATCACAAGTTGTACATCTTCAAATCCAGCAGTTTCATCAAGAACGGTTGTAACTGTATGATCAAATTCAAATTCATTTGTAAACACTAAATCCCCCAATCCTTTCGATCGTCTTGGTTTTCATATCCATAGGTATACTCTGCGATTTCTTGTTGAGTTAATTCAGTAACTCGACCACCTTGAAGTCTACCTTGTGGATATTTATGAGGGCGAAACATTCTACCATAATACGCATCACATGATCCACGATCTTGTGGTGAACCATATTCTGGAAACTCAGGAAACATCGCCCGATTCTTTCCATGATGCATATATTTCAGAATCAATACGTTCAATGTTTTTATCAAGATCTTCGATAACACCTAACAATTCTTCCATGTAGGCTTCTGGTAATGCACCATTTTGTTTACGAAGAGTACGACGAACCATACTGCTCAATTTACGACGCATAGTGAATGCATCCATTATATCATTTACAATAAGCATATAAGTCTCCTTAGTTATAATATCATTATACCATAAAAAAAGGGGAGTGTAAACCCCCCAAATTCATTTAGTTTGAATGTGTGTTAATTATGCAACTAACACGCCATCTTTATAACGATACTTTTTCATTAAGATCTTATAAGCATCAGAAACACTTTCAAGATTTAACACAACCGCATTTTTGAAAGTTCCACGATTTGCAATTAAAACTTGAGATACAAACTTTTTCATCATATTTGAATCTTTAGATTGTACATTGTGTTTTTTGAAACTCCAATTCATTGATTGACCTTCATCACAAGTATCATCAACAATCATAACTTGTTTGTTAAGTTGTTTTTGCATCCACTTATGATCATCAATTGAAGCAACTTCCATTGAAATCCATAATTCAAGATCCATAGCTAAACCATCTTCAAACCATTCACTTTCAACAGCAGGAAGAGTTTTACAGTATGCATCAATTTCAGCTTCTTGTTTGAAGTTGAATTCATAACGGTGAGAACCACCTTTGCCAGAATTTTCAACACGACCAACTTTACGACCATTTGCATAAAGGTTGCCTTCAAAACAAATTGTTTCTTCTGACATACTGTCATATACTTTAACGTTTTTCATTTCAAGTTTCATTATATAGTCTCCATAGTTTCACTGTCTTAC